GCTTCACGCGAGTTCTTTAATTCAATGGAGCGGATAGGCAAGCATGGTTTGTTAGAGACATTGATAATGGATTTCAGGGATAAGGCCTTTTCATTTTTAGAATCAAATAACTTGCCAAATAGTTACGAAAAATTAAGTACATTAACCCGCGCAGAACTAGATGCACTTCCGGTTGAAGCAAAACATATATATGAAATGCTCCATAGTTTTTTTATCGTACAAGAGAAAATTAAAGAAAATGATGCAGAGATAGCCGCTTGGAATATGGCAAAGGGGATCTTGTCCGCAATGAGGGCAGAGATAAGACCGCTAGAACCAGACTTCTTTAGGGGGAGAGATGTAGGTGCAGGTGCTAACAAAGGTGGTCCGGCAAAGAAGGGTTGCAGCGCCGAACTTTACGAATGCTGGCAAGAGGACGCTGACGGGATATGGGAGAATAACCAGAGGTTGTCTAAAAGCGAAGTGGGCAAAATACTTTTAAAAAAATACAGGGAAGACCCGACAATAAAAGCAAAAGACTTACGTTCATCTGACTGGATTTCAAGAAACATCCAAAAGTAGTTCCTTTCAATTAACTTTTTTCGGATAATGCCGAGCAAATTCCGAAACAAGGTCAATATACTGGCTTCCGCGAACAGAGAAAATTTTTGGAGGCTATCAATGGAATCAAACCACCTTTCAAAATTAGAAACCCTCGAGAACCTTCCGACTAAGGGAGCGGCGCAAGCTTTTGGGGTAGAAGGTCAGACCCTCCGGCGTGCCCTTTGTGTCGATGGGCACTATCTGGGGATTAGGCCCGTCAAACTCCCCAACGGCCGCCTTTTGTGGTCTACGGACAGGATCAGGCAGATTTTAGAGGCGCGGTAATGATCGATAACAAGCCGGATATTAAGGATGTTCTACAGGGTGAAGGTGTTGAAGTTCGCCGGGGCTGGGGGCTGTGTCCTCTGGGGGTTGGGCTGTGACCAAAGTACTTAACAGGCGTAATGCGATCCGTGCAAGATGCCTTGACTGCTCGGCGGGTAGCGTGCGTGAGGTCCGGGAGTGTCCTTTTACTGACTGTCCACTTTGGCCTTTTCGGATGGGGACGGGTAAACAAGACCCGCGCGCAAGAAACAAGGCTATCTGTATGTATTGTTCATGGTGTGCAAATGAGCAAAAGATCAAGGTAGCGCTGTGTCCTTCCGGTGGGTGTCCCTTCTTCCTTTTCCGGCCATACCAGAAAACCGCCGCAAATGTGAAAAAACATCATATAGAGGTCACTTCACGGAAGAAAAACTCCGCCGAGGGCAAGAGGTAGGGACAAGATGGGGAAACAAGGAAATAGATATGGAGAAGGGACTTTTCTTTTGAGTAAGATGTTTCTCTCCCCCGCGTTTTTATCCCTTGGACTGCGAGGCTCCTCTCCTGTTGTGAGTAATTGCTCTGCGCAGGTTTTGATTCTGCTCCTTGGTAAGCGAACCTTTGGATATAGGAAAAAGCATGGAAAGAAGGTACTGGAACGCTCAGACGATAATAAGCTCGATTTAACATACAAGGAACTTGACTCGCGAGGTATCAGTCAACAACGGGCGACTCGTAGCATAGATGAATTACTGGCAAAGGGTTTTATTGAAATTGTGAATCCTGGCGGACTTTTCGAGAAGGATAAGGCCCTGTATGCTCTCATTGGTGAGTATCGGTTTTGGAAGTCAGGATACCCACCGATTAGAACACGGCAAAGAGATGTAAAACGAGGATATCAAGGTCGGGAACTAGGGGCAACCAGTAAGGTCGAAAAAACAAATTTCGCGCACGTCAACGAGAGACCCCTACACACACGTCAACGAGAGACACCCCTTGGAGAGACACGCACGTCAACGGGGGACACCCTATGAAAAAGCAAAACTGCTCAAAACCCTTATACGCTGGCCCTTTCTCTATTTTACTCTCTGGTGGGGGGTGCGCACTGTCAGCGTGTGTGTATACATGTACCACCATGTCCAAAGGACTTCTCTTCCCCTGTGGCCCTGGACGTACGAAGAGTACAAAGGGCGGTTAAAGATGACGATAAAGGCAGGAAACCAGCAATGGCCACAGTGAACGATAAGAAAAGCATGGCAACGGGTGGGGTGAATAAGTGGAACCAAAACTAACACGGTTAGAGCAAAGGACACCAACAATTGATACGAGGGTGGGAAGCAAAGCAGTGACTGAACGTATAACCGGTTGGCAGTTGGTTAAGATCAGGAAGAGGATTATGCTCAGGGATGGGTACAAATGCCAGGTGTGCGGTCGAGTGCTTGTAGATGGTGAAGTGGATCATAAAACCCCACTACATTTGGGAGGCGCTGAGAGTGACGCTAACCGCCAATGGATCTGTAAGGAGCCCTGCCATAGGTTGAAAACAGAAAGCGAAGAAAAAGAGCGTGACAATAAATATTGATTGACATGGAAGAAGATGGCAACAGGGAACAACTTAGATTATTTGGTTAATGATATCAAAGGGGGGGGGCGCGGTCAAGATCTTGGTGGTTTTTCAAATTCACGTAAGTGCGATAGTACTCATTCGTATAATTAAATTTGATGTATGAACATTTGAGAGTTTAAAGTTCAAAGGAGTCATAGAAATGGGAAGAGGCGGATACAGGCCAAACTCTGGACCGGTCAAAGGCACGAAGTACCAACCGAGAACCACAAAAGAGGGAAAAACCAGTAAACCACGGACACAGCCCCCCCCAACCATCCCCCTCAATTCGTCCGATAAGGATCAGATACGGGAACTCCTCGCTGTCGACCTGGAGACGCGGGAGAAGGCGAAAAGATATAGTGAACTCCTGACCCAGGCCGGTAAAGGTGAAAAGCTGAAGGCAGATGAAAAGCGAGAGATGGCTGCACTTCGGAGGGGTCTGGAGGCGAAACTGAACGAAGGCGAGGAAAAGCCAGACACTTATGACAACCCTGACGCGAAGGATTTCCTTGAAAAGCTTTTAATTGCCCCGGATTCAAAGGTTGACCGGAAGACCAAAATTCAGATTGCCAATATCCTTTTGCCGTTTCAGCACGCGAGGAAGGGCGAGGGTACTGGGAAGAAGGGTGAGCAGGCGGATAGGGCGGCGGCGGCTGGTAAGGGTAAGTTTGCGGCGAGCGCTCCGCCTAAACTGGCAGTGGTGACGAAATGACAGAATGGAATACAGAGTGTCTCGACTGGGAGCGCCGCGTTCTATCCGGCGAAAGTCTAATCACTACACCCCCACTGTTTCCTGATGAGGCAGCAAGCGCCCTAGCAGTGTTCAAGGAATTACGTCTTGTGGATGTCCTGAACCGCCCGACACTCGGGGAAGCTGGCCGAAAGTGGCTATTTGATTTTGTCGCTTCAATCTTTGGGGCCTACGATGTAGCAGAGGGGCGGCGGCTTATCTCTGAATTTTTCCTCCTGATTAGTAAAAAGAATTCCAAGAGTACCAGTTCAGCCGGGATTATGATGACTGCCCTGATTAGGAACTGGCGCGAGTCGGCTGAATTTCTGATACTTGCCCCAACTGTGGAGATTGCAAACAATTCATTCTATCCAGCCCGGGACATGGTGAAGGCCGACCCAGAGCTTTCAGACCTTATGCACGTTCAGGAGCATTACAGACAGATCACACACCGGGGAACGGGGGCAGTCCTCAAAGTTGTTGCTGCGGACAACGAAACAGTCGGCGGGAAGAAGGCTACAGGCATCTTGATCGATGAGGCGTGGTTATTCGGTAAGCGGAACAACGCAGAGAACATGCTCCGCGAGGCCTGCGGCGGGCTTGCATCCAGACCGGAGGGATTTGTTATATGGCTCACCACGCAGTCAGACGAGGCGCCCGCAGGCATATTCAAGCAGAAGTTGGACTATGCCAGGGGGGTGCGTGACGGGCGGATTGATGACAAGAGCTTTCTTCCCATCCTCTATGAATTCCCCAAGTCTATCCTTGCCAAGAAAAAACACCTGGACCCGAAGTACTGGTATATCACTAATCCTAATCTCGGAGCTTCCGTAGATGAAGCGTTCATCCTCCGTGAGTACAAAAAGGCGAAAGAGGCTGGGCATGAATCTATGCAGGGATTCCTTGCCAAACACCTGAATGTAGAGATGGGAATGTCCCTGAAGTCTCAGCGATGGGCCGGGGCCGACTTTTGGGAAGCTGCTGCTGGTAAGGTCACGCTTGAAATGATCCTTGAACGGTCTGAGGTTGTCGTGATCGGGATTGATGGTGGGGGGCTCGATGACCTTTTGGGGCTTGCCGTTATTGGTAGGGACGCGGAAACAAGGGATTGGTTGCTATTCACAAGGGCGTGGGCGCACCCCCTGGCATTGGAGCGCAG